TTAGAATAATTCCATGTGTTGGGGTCAGGGGGTTTTATGTTGCACTGCACCATAGAAGAGCTTATATCATTATAGAAGGAGATTACTGACATGCTTTTTTTCGCTGGCATCACGCTCGATGCTTTTATTTCGGACCACGGTTACCGGCGTTGGATTGCTGGTTTGTGGTCTTCCATTAAAAAAGGGGTAGTTGCCTATGGAACCGCTCGTGCTGAAAACTCTATTCGGCACCATCACGTTTTCTAAGGATGGTGTTTCGTTTGATGGCCTGACGTTTAGTTGGGACATCAAGGCAAAGTAAAAGGGGGCCTCGCGGCCCCCTTTCGTTTACTCGTTAGTTTCTTCTTCCATTTTGCGAACCACGCTGGACAGCTTGTAATGGGCATACACCAGCTTCTGGTATTCTGACATGAGCATGTCGCCGTCGCATTCCATCATCATCAGAACCGGGCTTTTTAAAAGCTTGTTTAACCGCCGCAGGAACTCAGGGACGCTAACCTCTTCTTCGTATTCCCACATCACCGTGCCGGAGATCTTTCCTCGGCAGCGTTTGCAACCGGGGATCTGTTCTTTAGTCTTGGTCATTTTTTGACTCCTGTGTTGTAGACGCAGACACGTTAGGTCTTACTATGGGATAATGTCAACCCCAATCAGGACGAGCTTTTTTAACGTCGTCTGCGATCACCGTGTTGCACGATCCGCAAACCACTTGATTTGCACCGGCGTAAACTCGCCCACGCGTTAGTTGCCCGCAGAAATCGCAAGGCACGAGGTCCGTGTACCAAGGTTTGTAATCTACGGGTGTGTTCATGTGTCCTTCTCCAGCGGTGACTTTCCAAACATTCGAAAGACCTTCATTGGAAAGTGCGCGACAGGTTCTATATCCGCGTCGTCCTGACGGTCTGTCCTGCCGCCAATTTCCAAGTCGAAGGGCGATGCAAAATCGCACCAGTACAGTCCATCGAGAAATTTCACTAATAGAATTGACCGCGTGCCCGTTACTTCTGATAGTTGGCGTGCGGCCATGACCTTGCCCAACGAAATCATCAGCGTGGGGTATTTGTCGTGTCGGTTGTTTCGTGTTTTTACCTCTGCAAACCCAAAAACCCTACCCTTGCGTAACATGGCGAAATCAAGGCGATAGCTTACGGGCATCTTTACAAGGTCCATGCCCTTCTCTTTCAGTGCCGTGGCGACCAAATTCTCGTTGGTCAGATCGCGCTGGTTCTCGTAGTACGGTCTCACGCAGCCTCTTTATCCGCCGAGAAGACCACTTGGATTGGCTTGGCGGGTTTGTTAGTGTTTTTCGGCATGACAATAAGATCGAACGTGGAGGTGCCGGGCATACGACGATGAAAGAGCCAAATGGCATCCTGCTCGGCAAGCCTCACGTATTTGCGAAACATGTCCTGTTTTTCCAGATGTTCCAATCGGGGTTTGCCAAACATGCGCTCTGCAAACTCGCGATGCACGTCCCATTCGATAGGGCCGCTCCTGTAGCTACGGTGCCCGATTGCCGTCCACTCGTTTGGGTGGAGGTTTAAAAGGTTTACGTTTTCCATAAGACTGCCTTTTTATCTTTTACTTTTGCGTCATCAAAAACCGCGCCGGTTTCATTCCATTTATCTTCAGCAGCCTGCATCTCTTTTTGGCGCTGGATATCTGTGCGCTCGTAGTGACCCATGTTGCCCGGAACATAAGCCGGGTTTTTGTTTTTGCGATCCAAATCCCGTTGGCGGCTTTGCATGCCCGTCTCATCGATCCAATCGGTCTTATCGACGGGGCTTTTGCATGAAAGACAGACCAGCGCGTCCCAATCGAAATGAAAAACGTGCGACCCGTGCAGGCAACGGGGGCAGGAAATATCCCGCCCGTTTACGCCCGCTCGCGTGTATTGGTTTACGAACATGATTTTTGATTTTTCTTCAGCCACTTGTCTCCTCCCTCGTTAAGGTGGTTCCACACCTCAAATTCTTTGATGTTCAAGGTTTTGGCAATGTCCATCGTGTTCTTGCGATAGACGTAAAACATGCGACAGACAACGTCGCTAGGGCGGTCATCTTGCTGCCAAGGCATTTTCCACATCCGGCGCTTCCTCCATATGAGAGACGTTGATGACATGGATGGGCGTGCTGACGCCTTTCACGTGCATACTGTCTGCTACGACGGTGTGAGCAAACCACAGGTCGCCGTCCACTTGCTGCACCAACCGCCACATTCGGTTGTTGGATTGCATGTAAAGTTTTCCGGGGATCAATGTAATTTCTCCTTATCTGAATGGTAGATGTAGTTACTGTCCAGTATGGCGCGGGCATGGTGCAGGGAAGCCGCGATCAATGTCATAATGTCTTCGGCATCGTCCAACGCCATGAGGATCTCAAGACAAGCCCCGGTGGTGATCCCCGCAAGACGCGGGGACTCCGGTAAATCTTCCAGTCTTTTCGACAAATCAATCATTTCACTCATTGCTTTTGCATAAGCTTCCTTCTGATCGTCGTCCTCGTCATCAAAATCGATCACCCGCGCTGTATCCTCTCCCATGCTGCGAGCATTTCTATCCTATCTTTTTTTGACAAGTCGTCCCGCTTGAGGAAAGATTTTATCAGATTGTCCATCTGAAGGCAGGCCTGTGGCCACGGCATGCTTGAGGCAAGGTTCAGCACAAGTTTCGCTTCGTATATTTCGTCTAGTTCGTCTAGTTCTTGTTCTTGTTCTATGAGGCGTTTGGAAATACTCATTAAAAAAACCTCCGAGGTCGTAACTGGTTAAACACACGTCGCAGAACGTAAGAACGCCCTACGCTTAGAAAGAAATAAACGGCGGTGATTTGGGTTGCTTCGACCGGGCTGGGCTCTAGACCAAACAGGGGCAGGCCCCAGTATGTAAAGCACCAAGAGACCCCCAAGCCGACCACGGCGTTAGTATGGGCCTCCATTAAACTCATCATGCGGGACTGCATAACTCCTCCTCTGGTTTATGGAGGCAGCGTAGATGCTGTATGCGAGTATGTCAAACAAAAAGAAACGACCCCCAGATACAGGGGGCCGTTTCAGATTCAACAAGGAGTCAACAAGGAATCATCATGCTGTACGACATGAGTAAAAGTATCCTATATCAACGCATTCATGGGTGCAATCTAAAAATACCTCTGTATAATTTTTTTATGCATAACATTCGGCGCGGGACAATTGGAGAATTGATCTGCGCTCTCAAGCTTATGAAGCTGGGGGTGGACTGCTCCATTGTGAACTACAACGAAGTGGACATCATAGCCGAGGTCCGTGGGCAGTTGCTCCGGATTCAAGTCAAATCCTCCGTTGTAAAAAAAGATCGGAAGACGCTTTACTATCATTTCTCCACGAACTCGGGTGCAGAGAAAAGGCCTTTGGAAGCATCGGGCTCGGATATCGTAGCGCTGGTCGCCGCAGACACAGAGCGCGTCATGTTCAAGACCACCGCTTCCGTGAATAAAAAAACCGCTCGTGTACGGGCGGATGTTTTTCGGGACGATAATTTAGAAGAAGATTCGTGGGCCGCGGCTATTGAAGCGATGTCTCTTCCTTGATTTCGCCCCACCCCCCGCATGTTTCGCACTCGACCCACTTCACACGGACCTCGACCCACGGGTCAGGGCCGTAGCCGCCCACCTGATACTCGTCTTCGACCCTTCCTATGCCACCGCAGTCCGGGCATTCGATATCAACCATCGGCTCTTTCCCATTTGTAGAAGATGTGGTCGTTGATACGGACCACTCGTCGATCATGCGTTCCCCACTCTGGGTAAACGTAATGAGCATGGTAATGCGTTGCGCCCTCGGTCGGATCGTCTGATCCTCCGGCAAGGGCTTTTAATGCAATGTTGTAAGCTCGCTTGTAAGCCTTCTTGTCTTTCGGTTCGTCGCTCTTGCCGTCGCAATAGTAGCTGAACTGGCATCGGTGCTTGACAGGTATGTCCGGGTTCCACCTGTACCGTGGCCCCTGCTCTACGACATCACAGACGTTACCCGGAAACCGCGCGTCATGGACCCTGTTTAAAATTACATGCGCGACGGCTTGCTGGCCAACGCGGGGCTCTCCCCTTGCCTCAAAATAAACAGCCGTGGCTAGGCACACCACCATTGCTTCAAGCATTGGTGGCGACCCACACCACGGCGTATATCGCTAGTTTAAGCGCGGCCACTGCCACGATTGTCTCAATCATCCTTGACCCCTGTATTTTTTGAAGTTGCGCCGCTGGTCCTTGCTTTTAGGACGAGTGCGAGTGCTGTTCCCAATCGTAGTCTTCTTCTTGACTGGGACAGTGTAAACCGGACCTGTGGTCTTCTTAGCCATCCGGGTTATGTTCCTTGAAGTCTTTGTGCATAATCTTTAGCTGACCACTGATCGTGCGGCCCTGCCTCTTGGCCATCTCTTTAATGTCGAGATAGACCTCGATAGGAACCAGAACAGACTTCCATTTGGTGGTATCCATACTTCACCTCCTTTCGCCTGCGAATATATACGATAAGTTAGTTAGCGCAAGACAAAAAAGACCCCGCCGAAGCGAGGTCAGTTTAAGGGAGGAGCCAGCAGGGGAGCGTTATTCCGCTTCACCCCAGCTTGCGCCTATTTCTATATCACACTGCGCCGGAACTTCCAACGGCACGGCGGCCTTCATAATGTTAGATATCTCTTCAGCTTCTTCCAGACCAGACACCGACATAGCGATCTCGTCGTGCACCTGTATCAAAGGCACGCGTCCCGTGGCGTATATATCGACCATCGCTTTCTTGGTCATGTCAGCAGCGGACGCTTGGATCAGGCGGTTGAGAGCTTTGTAGGTGTACGCCCGCTTGAGTCGGGTAGTCTCGCCGTACTCCTGCACGGCTTCTCGATATGGCAGCGCCTTGTTCATGGCAAAAGTATCGGGCTCCCAAAGATCGAAGCGGCACTTGCGACCGAGGATAGATCGTATCGATCCGCTGCTACTTCGGTCGTTCAACCTGTTCATCACCCCGTTCATCAGACCTTTCACAAACGGCACCCGGTCATGGTACTGGCGAACGAGGGTTTTGGCTTCATCGACGGGGATGTCTAGCTGTTCAGAAAGCTTGTTGACGCCCATGCCGTACATCATGCCGAGGTTAATGATCTTGGCCTGCTTACGCGGGATTTTTGCCATCTCAGCGACCATCGTGTGAAAGTCGGTGTCGGGGTCCGTGCTATATGCCTCGACAAACCCTGCCGCGCCGGACAACTCTGATCCGCGACTCCTGCCGTAGACGTGCGCGTAGTGAACCAAGATCCGTGGTTCCTGCTGCGAGTAGTCAATAGCTGCCCACTGCTGATCTTCTTCCGGCAGGAAGAGCGACCGAATCATGGGGCCCAACTCTGGATCGCGGGCCGGGATTTGTTGCAGGTTGGGATTGTTCATCGAGATACGACCCGACACCGTCCCGCCATTGTCCGACCGGATCTGGTTGATGTGCGCGTGGATTCTTCCATCATCGTGACAGTGGCTGAGAATGGTGTTGATGAAAGTACCGCTGGTCTTGTTGAGGTTACGCGCCTGCGTAATCAATCGGGGAAGTTCGTGCGGATGGTCTGAAAGAAACGCCTTCGTGAAAGAAGGCGCACCCTTTTTAGTTTTGGGGTAGGGGACACCGATTTTGTCGAAAGCTTTTGCCAAGGACTGGGCTGCCCAAATTTCAACATCATTGCCCGCAACTCGCCGTATTTCTTTAAGGACATTTTTCTCTTTTTTCAAAAGGTAATTACGCGTCTTTTCCACCCGGTCGAGATCGACCCGGACACCCCGGAACGTCATGTCAACCAAACAGGGCAAGAGATCAAGTTCAAGGTTTGCGATAGGCCAGAGCTCTTCCTTGCTAAGTTCCGAGGAGAACCGTCCCCAGAGTTCTAGGGTGAGCTCGGCATCAGCTTGTGCGTAAGGCCCGACAAACTGGGCGGGCATTTTCCACATCTCGGATTTGGGGTCTAGCCCAAACTCACGAGCTGCCGCTATCAGAGCTTTCTCAGACTTGGTCTTGTTGAGGTAGTCGTAGGACAGAGCATTGAGTGAGTAGCTGAAACGGTTCTCGTCTAACAAAGATGCAATCAGCATTGTGTCTATCACGCGACCGTTGATGGCGAAGCCCATCTGCTTAATCCAGCCCATGTCGTATTGGGCGTTGTGCATGATCTTATCAGCGGGGCAGTCAAATACTTTCTTAAGCCATTTGTTCACCAGACGTTTATCGAGGTTGCCGCCGCCCAGATGATTGATGGGCAGATACCCTGCCCAGTCTTCTGTTGCGACAGCGTAACCGACAACCTCGCCGTTGCCGGTGGGCCAGCCCGGCCCGTTCTTTTTTAGGTCCGGGTCGCGTGTCTCAACGTCAATCGCAATCTTCTTCGCGTCAAAGATGTCGGGTAGCTCGGACGGGGGCACCCATTCACTTTTCGGCACAAACATCCCCATCTGCAAGGAGGCCATCAGTCTTCTCCCCCTAGCGCGGCATATCCGCAAATATCTACCCAGCTATCCTCATGTTCTGGCGTGACAATCAGGCGAGCAAGTTTTACAGCAACCATGCACTGATACACCTGAGACACGGAGATGTCTTTTTCCAGCAAGACTGACCACAGGATCGATATTCGCTCGTGATTATCGAAAGCTTCCCCATAAGCTGTAGCGCGAGGTCCGTTAATAAGCTCTTTGGCGGTCTCCAAAATTTCATCGCGCTTCATATAAGGTAACTCCGGTTTAAATCTTCGGGTTCTACAAAATAAAGATTTTCACGTGTTCTTGTTACGCCAACATAAAACACGCGGTGCAGATCATCGGCATCAATAGCTGCCGCAGCCTCTGCCGCGGGGGAAAGGTCCGTGAGCAGTACGACGTTGTCCGCCTCACCGCCTTTTGATCCGTGAATCGTGGACACTGTAACGCGGGGCTCGGCATTGAACTTCTCACCACGCCGGAGCATGGCGACAATGTAAGCCCGCTCGTTATCCGGGATCAGGTCCATAGCTTCGTGCCAGATGGATTCCTGATCGGCTAATAGGCCGTGATTATCAATCAGATCTGGCATGGTTAGTTGGTCGCTGTCCTCAACACCCGGCAACTTTTTAAAGCCCCGTTCTACGCGGGTCTTTGTACTCATGAGAGAGTATACACACCTAGCTTCTTCACCGCTAACGGCGGTTCCTTTTCTCAGGCGTTCCCAAGCATTGACCGCCGTGCTGATCTTGTCAGAGATGGACCGTCGTCCGCGGTCGTTGAACAGGACGCCCATGCCTCGCAATTCTTGCGACAGAGGCGAGAGCATGTAGCCCGCTTGCCCCATGATGAGCCAAGAGCCGTGGCTCATGTCCAGTTCTGCGAGGCCCGAGATCTGCGCCACCCGGCCCCTTTCCTTTCGCGGGTTGTACTCCTTGCGATATCGACGGTTGATGCGGTTGGCGATACGCTCCGCGACCTTGTGCACAGAGCTGGGGACACGATAGGACTGCGCCAGAATTTCTGCTCCGCCGGGCAAGTTGATGAACTGCTCTACGTCGGCTCCAGCCCATCGATAGATGGCTTGGTCGTCATCTCCCGCGCAATACATGCGCTCCGACTTTTTGTCGAGAATGTGTGCGATGTCCCACTGGAGCGGAGACAAGTCCTGCGCCTCATCGAGGAAGGTCAACTGAAAATGCGGGCAGCACTGGTCGGCGTTCGCAATAAACTGACTCAACATATCCGTGAAGTCGTACATCTCGAATTTTTCTTTGTAGGCCGTAACACTCTCGTCAACATATTTTACAAGGTTCCAATCAGCGTACAGGTTGCTATTGTTATACTCGTCTCGCAACTTGGTCTTCTTTAGACGCGCCAGATTTATCAGGGACAAGACCGGATCGTTTATTTTGCTGGAGAAAGTGTCTCCGTCGTTGTCTTTGCCGTCCACGTTCTGAAAGCGGTGCCCTATGACGCCGCCCAGTTCCCTGTAGTTCGAGGGCTGCATGACCTCTTCTGATCGGATTCCAACCTTCGACAAGGCTAGACTATGTAACGTGCGAAAGTGACTCAAATCCTCGTCGGGATTGAGGTTGAACCGCTTTGCGGCCCGTTCTTTTGCTTCGTTTGCCGCCTTACGTGTGAAGGCAAGAAAAGCAATGTCCACGGGGTTGACGCCCCTCTCAAGAGCATCATCCACCATGTTAAGAAGCGTCGTCGTTTTTCCCGTTCCCGGCGGTCCGAATATCCGAAACATTTTTGGCCCTTTGCTTGGCTACGATTTGTCTCACCCGTTCCCGAGTAAGACCGTATTTTTTCCCTATAGCGGACAAGGTCATAAGCTCTTCCTTCCACAAACGTAGAATCTCTTCATCGCGTTCCATTAGAACGGCACCTCTTCGCTCTGGAAGTGAGGAGCTTCGATATCTACGTCGGACACCTCGAACGAGGGGACGGCCCAAACGCGGACGGACCGACCTTTGATCTTCATCACTATGCTCTCTCCATGTATGTCGCGTAATCGCTGGGCAATTTTGTGCGTCTTCAGTTCAAAGAACTTGTTCTTCTTGAGGTGCCCTTCAAAGTCACGCAGGCGGAAGTAGGTCGTGCCGCGCTCCTCGTCGGTCCACGGTCGGCGCAACAAGATCTCTTCCTTGTCCTGCGCCTGCTGTAGGTGACGGCAGAACTCTTCAAGGTAGTCGTAGAATTGACCGTTGATGCTGGCGTCCTGCGCGACTTCCATGATGGCGCTCTCGTTGTCTCGCATCTCCGACATCAGCGTGCTGATTCTAGACTCCCAGTTCTGCTTGCTCATTGTCATTGGCATCTGGTTTAGCTGCTCCATGCAAGCTTTCTGGAAAGCGGGCTGGTTCAACAGCCCTTCGGTGTCGAGCTCCAACGGCTCCCCGCTCAAATCCAAGAACCACACAGGCGGTGTTGAATTGTATTTTCGGAGGTTGGCTACAGCGGCACCCTGCATGGCGGCACCCACCCCAAACTTGCGCGTCATGCATAAAGCTTTGTCGCAGTGGGCGTTAATCGGAGCATCGTTGCATTTGTAGACGTAGTCCTTTCTACCAAGCTGCTTGGCAATGACGTTAACTTCGTTCAGCGGCAGCGGGGGTTCTAAATACGTTAGGTTGTAGGTAAGGATTTCTGTTTCCCATGTGTTGGGATACGCTTTCCGGAGGTACACGCCGATGTTGAACAGGCCGTTGTTTCGACCGCCTTCGCTGATCTTGTTCTTGAATAAGATTTGCAAGCACGGCGGGGCTCCTGCCCAGTTCGATTTTGGGTCGTCCTTGATCTGTAACGCCGTAACCTGTTCAGCCGTCTGGACGTGTTCCTTGTACAACGCAAAGAACTCTTCCAGCGTAGCCGCGGTGCCGTCTTCGTTAATGCCGTAGCGCATGCCGTCTTCTGCGTTAAAGTACGGCAGGGT